GACAAAGTAACAGAAGTTATATCAAATATAGGAAATACAATTAAAAATGTATTTTCTGATGGCAATATAGGGGCAGCAAGAAATAAAATACAGGAGATTTTTGGTGGTAATGGCGTAAAAGTGTTTGATACGCTTGTAAATGTCTTCGGAACAGTTAAAAATGCAATTTCAGATGTTATACAGTTTGTTGTACAAAATGTTGTGCCAGTGGCAGAACAGGTTTTACAAGTATTAACAACAAGCATAATTCCAGGCATTATAAGTTTTGTGCAGGCAGCAGCACCTATAATAAAAGATATAATAACACAAGTTATTGATTTTATTGGGGCGGCTGTTCCTGTAATAGCGGATGCCATAGCGGGAATTATGCCAGTAGTAAGTGAAATAATAAGCTTTTTGCAGACAAGTGTGCTTCCTGTTGTTGGGGAAATATCCAGCTTTATTACAGGCACAGTGCTTCCTCTTATCTCTATAGCCATACAAGCCATTTTACCAGTAGTACAGGCGGTTTTGCCATCTGTGCTTGCTATATTCAAAAGTGTATTTGATACCATAGGCGGATTAATTTCTGGTTTTCAGCAGGTATTGTCCGGGATAATACAATTTATAACAGGGGTATTTACTGGAAACTGGCGTTCTGCATGGGATGGTATAAAATCTATTTTCAGTGGCATATGGGAAGGTATAAAATCAATAGCAACTGGTGTAATAGATGGAATATCATCAGCAGTAAAAGGTGTAATGGATGGAATCAGTAAGATAAAAGATGTTGCAGGCGGTATTGGAAGCAAAATCGCAAAGACGCTCCATATACCAGGGTTCGCAAGTGGGACTGGAAGAACACCGGATACATTTATTGCGGGCGAGGATGGGCCAGAGTTAATTACAAATGCGCCTGGAATGAAAGTATATACTGCAGCACAGACAAGGCGTATGCTTTCTAATGCAGCATATACAGGACAGACACTTAGAAACATAGCACAGGCACAGGAAACTGACACAGTAAACAATGTAAATATTGGAAAACCTAGTATTGGGAGTACAATTACAATCAATGTAACAAACAGCCCTGTTATAAATGTAACAGGAGGGGCAACGGACAAAATCAAAGAACAGCTTCAAAAACATGACATGGAACTCTTAGAAAAACTACGGGAAACTGTAGCATCTGTCTTAAGGGAACAAATAGAACAGGAGGCCAGGGTAGCTTATGTCTGATACCTATACAACCATATCCGGGGATACATGGGATATTGTGGCTTATAAAGTATATGGCAATGAAATGTATATGGATATATTAATCAAAGCAAATTTAGAATATAAAGACATCTATATATTTCCAGCGGGGGTAGTTCTGGTTATTCCAGAAACCAGCCTTGAAGTATCAGAATCATTACCCCCGTGGAAACAGGGGGTAACTGTAAGTGGGTGATAAGACTTTAGCAAGGCGGACTGCAGTAAAACTTTACTTCAAAGGTACAGATATATCAAAAAACCTTGCAAAATACCTGCTGTCCCTGTCGTTTACGGATAAAGAAGAAGACGGGACAGACGATATCAGCATATCGCTTGATGACAGGGATGGGGAATGGATTAAGGACTGGCTAAACACACAGAAAGGCGGGGCAAAAGAAAAAAGAGCATTTAAAGGTACAGAAATCCATGCTTTAGTTATCCAGAAAAATCCATATTCTGATGGAAAAGACAAGGTGTTAGACTGTGGTGTTTTTGAAATAGACAGCGTTGATTACGAAGGGCCACCACAAAAGCTGACAATAAAAGCAACATCAATATCATATAAATCAAAATTAAGGCAGACAAAATATAATAAAACGTGGGAAAATACCACATTAAAAAACATAGCACAAAAAATAGCGAAGCGCAGCGGCATGAAAATTACATATTTGTCAAGCTGTAACCCGGCATACAAACGCAGGGAACAAAGAAACATGACAGATATAGCATTTTTGAAACGCTTATGCAAACGTGCAGGAATCAGTCTTAAAATTACATCAAAGACAATAGTGTTATTTGATGCAGCAGATTTTGAAAAAAAACAGGAAGTAAAAAAGATAAAGGCAGGAAAGGGAAATATAATCAGTTACCGCTTTTCAACAAAAACAGCAGATGCTTCCTATTCATCATGCCATGTTGTATATACAGACCCGGAAACAAAAAAGAAGATAGAAGCAACATATAAGCCGGCAAATGCAAATTCTGACGGGCAGACCCTGGAAATAAAACAAAAAGTGACAAGTGTTGCAGAAGCTAAGGAACTTGCCAGAAAATTGCTAAGGGCAAGAAATAAAAAGGAAACAACAGCAGAATTTACTTTAGTTGGTGATGTGGACTATGTAGCAGGGATAACAGTGCGGGTTTATGGATTTGGGGAATTTAATGGCAGATATATAGTGGAACAGGCAATGCATAATATTACAGGAGGCTATAAAGTACAGATAAAATTGCGGAGCTGTCTGGAGGGGTATTAATGATACATGAATTTGATGATAATGACATAAGGGAGCTTTGGGACATGGTGAGGATTGGCATAGTAAGCAGCGTGGACAAAGAAAAAATGACAGCAAGGGTAAAGATAGAAGAAATGGATATTGTTACCGGGGATTTAAAGGTAGTGCAGAATACACCATTAATTACAGTAGTAAATAGCGATAATGGCTCTCCATGGAGTTATGAAGCAGAATATGTACAACATGACAGAGGGCTTGGGCTGGGGGAGACATATAAACAGGAATATCCAGACAATATAAGGACAGAAAAACCGCTGGAATGTATATGCGGTGTTGTACGGAAACAGGATATAAAGATATATCCGTGGCTTCCATATATAGGGCAGTGGGTGCTTTGCATCTTTAAGCCAGGTGGCGAGGGTGACGGATTTATTTTAGGGGGAATCTGATGGCAAAAAAACAGACAACTGAAATTAAACCTTTAAAGGGCCAGAAGACAAAGAAAGTGACTGGGACATTAGAGGGCATACATAAAACAGAGGAGAAAAAAAACGGGAAAAAGTCTGGAAAAATCGGGACACTTGGAGATATTGTTTTTAAGGTATCAGATAAAACAGTACGGACCTTCAACGAATTAAAAATTGACAGCAAGACAAATTATGCAAAGCATACACGGCATAATAAAAAACCATTGCTGGAGTTCCAATACAACGATACTGATACGGCGAGTTTTACTATGTACTTGTCTGTATTTTTAGGTGTAAACCCTAGAAAAATGCAGAAGAAAATAGATAAATACCGGAAGGAAGGGAAATTACTTACTCTTATCATTGGCGGTAAAAAGTATGGTAAAAAATGGGTTATAACTGAACATTCAAAGGATTATGAAAACATTGACAATAAAGGCAACCTGCTGGTAGCAAAAAGCAGCGTTTCATTACAGGAATATCCAGAAAGATAGGACAGTATGGATTACATAATAGATACAACTAAAGAAAATGAAATAAACCTTGCACCGGCAACGGTATATGAAGAAGTTATACAAAACCTTTACTTCCTGTATTCATCAACAGAGTATGACGTACCACTTGACAGGGAGTTAGGACTAGATGGTACATATATAGACAGGCCGGTAGAAACAGCAAAGGCATTAATTACAGCAGATATTTATGATAAGACAGAGGAATACGAACCAAGGGCAGAAATAGTAAGCATTGAATTTAAAGCTGATTATGAAAGAGGCGTGCTAAAACCAATAGTGGAGGTAGAAATCAATGGCGGATACGAAAACGAGGAATATACCGGGTAATTTGCCAGAGGTGGAATTTATTGATACAAATACAGAAGCACTTGTAAATGAACTGGTAGCTGGGTATGAGGAAACCACAGGCAGGACACTTTATCCAGCTGACCCTGTAAGGGCATTTATTTTATGGCTTGCAGATGTTATTATACAGGAAAGGGTGCTAATCAACGAATCAGCAAAACAGAATTTACCACGGTATGCCGAAGGGCAGTATCTGGATTCGCTTAGCGAGATATTCCACAATACACCAAGGCTAGAACCCACAGCAGCAAAGACAACCCTTAGGTTTTACCTTACAAAAACGCTGGCAGAAGATTTTATCATAACAGATACACTTGAGGCAACAGTTGACAGTGAAATAAACTTTGAAACAACAGGACATATAATATTTAAGGCTGGCACTGGTTATGCAGATGTTCCGGCAGTATGTACTACAGCTGGGGAAATTGGCAACGGGTTTGGGCCAGGACAGATTGACAAACTGGTATCAGATGAATTTTTATATTTTAAAGAAGTTAAAAATATCACAGAAACAGCAGGGGGCAGTGAAAAAGAAGAAGACATTGCGTACTATAACCGTATGAGGGAAAGCGAAGAAAGTTATACAACAGCAGGACCATCTGGAAGTTATATATACCATGCTAAAAGTGTATCATCACAAATCAGTGATGTATCAGCAGACAGTCCAGAGCCAGGCATAGCAGAAATAAGAATTATGCTGCATAACGGACAGTTGCCAGATAAGGAATTACTTGACAAAGTAAAAGATTATCTAAGTGCAGATGATATAAGGCCAATGACTGACAAGGTAATAGTTGCAGCACCCGGTATAGTGGAATTTAACATAAATATAAAATATTTTATTTCAAAAGAAAAGGAAACAAGTACCAGTGACATTAAACAGGCTGTAGCATCATCTGTAGAAAATTATATATCGTGGCAGACCTCCAAAATGGGGCGGGATATTAACCCGTCCTATTTTAATGCCCTGCTTATGGAATCAGGCATAAAAAGAGTTGAAATAATTTCACCTGTATTCACACAGGTACCAAAAGGAAGCGTAGCAGTCATAAAAGAAGAAAGCGTAACTTTTGGAGGCGTGGAAGATGAATAAAATTAAAGATGCTGATTTTATGGCCAAATTCCCGCCAGCATTAAAAAAAGACAAGTCAATGCTTACCCTTGGAGAAATTGTATCTAAAGAACTGCATATAACTGCTGTCGGAATAAAGAAAAATATTATATATGCCAATATAGATACATTACCTGAAACATGGCTGGATATGCTGGCATATGATTTACATGTTGACTGGTATGACTATGATTATCCTTTGGAAACAAAAAGGGCAATTATCAAAGATAGTGTAAAAGTACATCAAAAATTAGGAACAAAGTATGCAGTTGAAACGTCATTAAGCAATATTTTTAAAGATGTAAAAGTATCTGAATGGTTTGAATATGGTGGAAAGCCTTATTATTTCAGAATCGACATAGATACCAGCGTCAATGAATTGGCGGGGGACGCATATGCAGTTATATTAAGCAAGGTTCGGTTTTGTAAAAATCTACGCTCGCATTGCGACGGCATTTACATAAGTTTAAATGGTGGTACTGCTATAGTAACTGTGACAGCAGCAGAAGGTATTGGCACAACACTTAAAGTTAAGGCAAAAACAACAAATAAACTAAAAGCCAATGAAACAATATGTGTTATGGCGGCAGAAGGAATTGGTGCAACATTAAAGGTAAAACCAGCCCTGGCAAGACAAATGCAAGTGCATGCAATAGAAAGCGTTACAGCCAGGCCATCTGAAGCCAGCAGCTTAAAAATCAAGGCAAAAACAATAAATGAACTAAAAGCCAATGAAACAGCGCATATTATTGCAGCAGAAATAGTAAGTGTAAATTTGAAAGTGAAACCTATGTTAGTAAGACAAGTAAAAATGCAAGGATTAGAAAACACTATGACTAAACTTTTGGGAGTAAACAGCTTAAAAATTAAGGCGAAAATACCAGAAAAAATAAAGGAATAATAGTAACTAAAACAGTGGTGTATCAAAATACGGAAACAATTTAACAGTCAAGAAGGGAATGTAACAGTATGGAAGATACAAAATACTTTACAGTTGTGACCGATTTGGGCACAAAAAAAATGCTTGAAGCAGTTAACGAAGGAAAAAAAGTTAATATTGTATATTTTGCAGTAGGGGATGGTTCAGGACAATATTATAAGCCTGATACCACAATGATGGAGTTAAGAAATGAAGTATGGCGGGGAAACGTAAGGTCATGTGAAATCAGTGAAGAATCCGAAAATGTCCTTGTGATAGAAACAGTTATACCATCTGATACAGGTGGTTTTACTATCCGTGAAATGGCAGTATTTGATGAGGACAATACAATGGTTGCTATATGCAACACACCAGACACAGCAAAAGTACGTATAGTAGACGGGGTAGTACATGAACTGAAACTACAAATGGAAATTTTGCTGAATAACAAAGATTCTGTTGAAATGACTGTAGACCCGAACATTATAACGGCAACAAAAGAAGATGTGTTAAAAGTAAGCCGGGAGGTGGAAAAACTTAAAGCGGTTATTGAAAAAATTACAAGATACTCTTACAACAGCAGCACAGGGCGCATAACAAACATGCTGCCATTTGATTATGCAGGCGGCAAGCTTACAGTACCTGACGGCATGGGGCATTTTGACGGTGACAAACTGGTACTTACAAATCTAACCTAAAAAAGCGGAGGTTAAAAAGATGGAAACAATTACACAAATTGAAACTGGCGGCGTGTCAAGGGAAATTTCAGATGCCGCCGCAAGAAAAGCAATCGGCACACCTACAGTTCCCAAGACTTTAACAGCAGGGGAAACGGAGGTTACTTTTACTGCAGGCAACATCAAAGAAAACAGCACCATAAGGGTAGAAATAAAAGACATATCAACTATATCACATAATGGAATAGTTGTAGACGGTGAT